CGGTAGCATGTTTATATTAAATCTGAAATCGTGATAGCTGTGTAGCAATCCTTCTTGGTATGTAAAAGGTTCAAATAATAATTTACCTCTTACAGGATGCTGTATATAAAAGAAATTCTGTGCGAAGTATAAGTAGCCTGTGTCGCTATTAGAACAGGCTAATAAGTCCTGAACTGCTTGTTCTGAGAAGGTTTCTTTTGTATGCGCCTTTTTGGTTAGGACGCCGTCTAAACTTTTTGCCATATACTTATTTACAAAAAAAATAGCCCCCGAAGGAGCTATTTGGCACTGGTTACAGAGTGCTAACTGCGACGAAATTATCCGTTTAATCGTTTGTTTAGTGCTAGCATAGCATTTAGGTCAGCACTTTCATTTACTTGTTCTGGCAAATTTGGTTTTGGATGAGTTCCGTGTGCGTCTTTGATACTACCTTTTAAGCTACGGATATGATCTCTACTAGGCATGCCTTTGCGCTTGCCGTGTGTGTTCAAAGAACCTACGCCATAGCGTCCATATCCTTGTCTCAACGGATCGGTGTGGTCATACTCGCCACCGCCTTTGAGATTTTTAGCGCCAGGATAATCATCTGGTTTTGGATTGTAATAATCGTCATCGCTTTGATAATAATCATCTTCGTCACGTGGTTCTTGAGTATACAATTGGTCTTTGTACTTGGCATCGCGCCATTTAGCGGATTCATCAACATCGCTATTTTCTTCTTTTATTTCTTGGTAATGCTGTGACAACTTAGCAATTAAACTTTCTATTGCCATTGCGTTATCTCCACCACGATAGTTGTGCTTAAACATTGTTTTAGATTTGTTCAAATCGTTGCTAGGAGGATTTGTAACAGCATCGACTGTTTCTTCTTCTGGAGATGGTTCAGTAGTAGCCTGGCCAAGTCCGCCATCGTCAATTGCTTCATCAGCAAATGGTAGTTCGATTTCACCAACATCGCCGGGTGAGCCAATGATTAATTCATCGCCGGGCATGTCAAGTTCGTCATGGCCGCCTGCATCTTCTAAATTACGTAGGATATCCATTAGGTCACGGATACCGCCAGCGCCGCTACCATTCATACTAACATTCATGGTAACATTGTCTTGTTGCTTAGGAACATGAGACATCATGTCACCTGGCATATCCATGCCACACTCTTCAACGGCAGCCGGCATCATTTCGTCGCCACATTCTTCAACTGGCATTTCTGGACTACTAGGAGGAGCCATCTGAGCGCCTTCTTCTATAGCGGTCATTTTAGCAATTAATGATTTTAAATCCATGTTATTTTCCTTTTTTGTTAGTTTTTTCAGTAGGAACAGATTTGGCTAAAATATTATCATTAACGCCTTTGTATTGCGTAAGTCCCTGTTGGCTAACTTTACTTAAATCGCTTAACATGCTTTTAACACGTTTTTCGCCGACTAAAGTCTGTGCTTCAGTTCCGGCATCGTAATCTTTACCTAATAAAGATTCGCCTGTTTTATGATCATGTTCGTGATTCAACGCAAGCTCTTCTTCTTCTTTCATGTTACGTACACGAATTTGTGCTGGAACAATATTCAATTTATTAGCAACTGCTTCACGTACTTGTAAACTAGTTGTTGGGTAGCATACAGTTACATCAAAAATAGTTACTCCAACATTTTCTAATTGTGGAAAATCCGTTTGTTTTTCCGTAATAGGTACGCCTTTGCCCTTTGAGCAAGATTCAAGTTTATATGTTGACAATGCTTCCTTGATTTTAGGAACGCAATCCTTAGGGCAATCGCCTGCGATTTTAATTTTAAATTCGTAGACTTTTTTGCTTTCTGTTAAGTATTCTGTGAATGATTTCATGTTATGATCCTGATAGTGTATTTATTACATCTTCTTAAGTTTTTCAAGTAACGAATTGCGATCTGTAATGATTACGCCCTCGCCGTGTAAACTAACACTATCGTCACCGCTATTAGCATCTTGATCAAGTTTGGCTTTCTTAATCTGTAGCTCTATCATTTTGAGTTTTTTGTCTAATTTGGCACTTTTTGCGTCGATTGCGTTTTTAAGCATACTACTAGCTACTTCAAATAATCTGCTACTGTATCGTGCTTCCACATTCATACCCAAGTCCATTATATCATCGTAGGCATCGACAGCTTTTTTAGCAAGTTCGTCTAACTCCCCGTCTGCTAAATCTCCAAGCCCTTTTACTTGTGGCAAAGCTGCCGCAATTTTGTCAAATTCTGACATATCTCGTAAGAAAGCATCAGGCTTTTCTTTTTCAGATTTTTGTTTTTTCTTTTCTTCCTGCTTGATAACTTCTTTGCTAGCAGGCAGGTTTAAGATTTCTTCAAGTTTTTTAGTCATACAATACTTATCCTTAGACTTGACTGAAGATATCATTTTCGTTAAGAATTCGGAACTTTATACCCTGTTGTCTACACCAAATTGATGCTGCAGCCCACTTGGCTTGATTCTTAACAAACTGTGCTTGATTATATTTGTTTTTACCAACACGTTCTAAAATAGTTTGACTAGCTGGCTTAATTTCAATAAGTTCTACTATCATTTTATTACGTTTGTCTACATACTGAATAAAAAAATCAGGTACATAAACTGTTTGCTTACCAGTTAGCGGATCTCTATAAGGTATTTGAATTGCTTCGCTTGCCCATTTTTGTACACTTTCATTTGTGTCGCAAAATCTCATAAAACTCCATTCCCAACTGCTACGATATGTGGGAATTTTGTTTCCTACATACTTGTCAGGGCGAGTCATGGTAAACTTACCTTGGGCAAATTTGCTAGCCATATTAGACTACGATGTTTCTAGATTCGTATGTATCAGCAATATTGGATATTCTAAAACCTAGTAAACTAATCTTCTCTCTATAAGAATTTAATATTTGTGCTACCACCTGACTTAGCTGTACATCTGTAAGTTTCTTTAAACTATCCACAAGTTGAAATACATTTATATTATCTAGCCTTGCTTGATTTAGTAATACAATACTTGTACTTCTTGCACTATCAGGATCAAATCCGTGTTTTAAGAAAAATCCCACAACCGCATCAATCTGGTTGGTGGGAAATGTAACTTCGTGTACAAAGAATTTATCAAAAAATCTTCTTACATCTTCAGGATAAACTGGTGCCGAAACTGGTAAATTATTAATCATAAATTAGAAACCTAAATTTAATGGTAGAGCCTCTATTGCTCCAGTAATGGCAGAACTTGCCTTGCTTAACGGAAAGGCAATCCCTTGAAGTCCGCTTACACCTTGTTGTGCGCTTTGTATGATATTAGACACACCCACAGTTCCCGGTGACGGTAACGGCTGTGTATTCTGATAACTGTTGATACTTGTGGTAGTGTTATTCAGAACTTCTAACGGGCTTATTCTTGCGTTGTTAGGATCACCAAAACTAGGACTTAGCGTTTGTGCGCCTGTGCCCGATAAGGGACTAGGAGTCTGATCGTAGTGTTCTTGACCAAATCCTTCTACCGACTCCGTAGCAACAACACCTGCTCCATATTCAATCGCTTCATAGGCTAATCCCATAGAATTATCGTGCATTCCACTTTGAGCATAATCCACTTTGTTATGTGTCCACGATGTAATCACAGGGTTGATTAATTTATAACTAACGTACTCATGCCGAGCCATCTGATAGATCATTATATAGTTAAAGAAAGGAATATTGCTACCATTATCTAATCCGTAAGGAGCAACAATACTGCTGTAATTTTTTGTGGCATTTCTATTGTAGGCGCCCTTGTTCTTGGCACTTCTACTATCTGCGTAATAATAACTATAATAGTTTTGCCACAGTTGATTGATTACACCCATATTGTCGTCATGAAATGTTGCCGAAATATCTTTTGTCTTGTGGCTGGTTTGTACACGTTTCTTTCTGTTGTACTGGTTTAATGTTTCTACAGACATTTCATAACCAGGCAAGTCTATAGCTTTGACTAACATGCCTATTTCATTTTTATGTCTTTGTATAAGATTGATATCCTTACAGGCTGCACTATTGATACTAAAAGCAACATGAAATAAAAATTTATGTTTAGGAGCTAATCTAAATTGATCATCCGTAAACAACCGAGCTGCATGCTGTTGATCTCTCAACGTGATAGCTGGATTAGAACTTAAAAATGAAGTAGGTGTAAATGCCATACTAATATTTATTCTATAAATTAACTACGTAGTTAACGAATAAAGATAAAAATGCCCACCGAAGTGGGCTATTTTATTAAACTCTGTTACCTGCGCCAGTAGCCGCTGTTCCTGCCGCTCTACCTGTTGGAGCTGCAGCACCGCCTGTAGTTTGTATACAGTTGTCTGGCTGAATAGTCAAGTCAATTGTTAAAATGTCTTGTGCGCCATAACCTAGTGCGTTATAGTTAGCTGCCTGAACATAGCAACCATAACATTCCCATGTTTCAAGAATGTTAGGAGTTTGAGCTCCGTTACCGCCGTCTAGCATTTCAATACGCATCAAGAACTTGTAGTCGCCGCCTGCGGCAGCTGAACTTTGTTCGAAGAAGTCATATTGTTTTTGCATCTGTTCGCCGACTAATTTACTTACAGCACCAGTCACATCATCGCGTAACTTAACACTAAAAGTATTCCACTTTGGACGACCTGCGTAGTGGATTGTTGAATTGTAGACCATGATAGTTTGGTCGTCAAAGCTGACGTTAGGACGTGCAGCTTCACTGACTTGCTTGGTCATTTCTGTTGTAGGAGTGCTAACACCAAAGTTTTCAAACATGATACGGAATCTGTATTTTAACTTTGGCATCAACATGCCTTGTGAGCTAGCACTTTGGTCAGATGCTAGCGGAACTGTGAATTTTGATAAACTTGCGATTGCCATTTGTATGCTCCGTTATATATTAACCTAGTGCCTTAATTTCGCCAGTGTTCTTCAAGCGCAATGGAATATAGATAAATTCAACTGCCTTGACTGGTTCAATCGCCACGTCTAGATATAGTTCACTACGATCGATTCTCGATGGTGTGTTATTGCTTGTATCGCAAACTACAATGTAGTCATACAATGCACGCTGACCTACTAGTTCTAATAATAGGTTTTCTGCCGCACCTTTAATTTCATCTCGTGTAATCTTGTCGTTTGGTTCAAACACATATGGCTTGGCCAATTGTGCAAACTGACGGCGTAGGTAAATTACTAGACGAGCTACGTTAATACGATCTAAAGCACTTGCGTTTTTAGCACGAGTATATTGTCCGTAGTTAACAAGACCTGTTCCTGTGATGAATGTTAATGGGTTAACCTTAACACTAGCTAGTGTATCACGCTGTCCAGTATTCAATGCTACTGACTGGAATTCGCCTTCTTTAGTAATATATCCAACTGCGGTTGCGTTAGTAATGCCACCACGGCGAGTTCCCGCAGGAGCAAACCATGGATAGCTAACTTGGTCGCTTAGAGCAATAGTGCGTAACATCATGTGACTTGGAGGAACAACAACGTTGTTACCAATGTTGTCACTTGTGTAACCCCATGGATAGAAAGCACCTAAGTACTCGTCAAAACTTACTAGACCCTTGTCGTTATCTTCTAGTGCTCCGGCTGTGTTAAAGCCCCAGTTGCTCAATGAAGTAGCATCTGGTGTTAAACGTGCTGGAGTATCACCTACGATGAATGATGTTAAACCACGATCGTAGTTTAAGCTAACCATTTCGCCAATTAGTTCTGGATAACCTGGGCAAGCCAATAAGTTAAACACACGTGATTCTTCATCACGGATTTTTTGATTGCTGTTAACTAGTGCTTGTAATGCTTGAATAACAACACGACGCTGAGCGGCATGTCCAAATGTACCAGCACCATTTTCTTGGTTAGCGGCTACGCTGACCCAACGATTTGGATAATATCCATTCATTAATTCGTTACGTAGTCTGTGGTTAGAAGCACCGTTAGTATCGATGTAGTTGTGTACAAATTTCTTAACGTTGAATCCGCTTCTGCGCAAGTTCCATAGCAACATGCCTTTTGGATAAAGTGCTGGATCTGGAGCGTCTGGATCTAAGAAATCATATGTTAATAGTTTAGCAATTGAATCTGGTTCAACATCATCGCCTGCGCCTGACCAGCGAGCATCGTGGAATAAAATTCCGTTCTCTGTTGTTTGATCACTTGTATCAATTAAAATCCACTTTTGTGTAGATAGATTGTAACGATAAATTCTTGGATAGTTTTCCAAGTCGCTTGTATCAATCCATAGGTCACCATTAACCAATGATGTACCATCGCTTTGTGTTTTTGGCTTAGTAGCAGTAACTTGAGGACCGTTAGGGTCTGTCTTTTGTCCTGCTGAAGCATTGTAGTATGGGCTGTTAAATGTAGTTGTACCATCGCCGTGGAATTGATATCCAACCCATGTGTGGCCGTTGTGTACTAGAATGTCAACTTCGTCAACAATACTATTGTACCATAATTGACCGTCCATCGCAACATTGGTAGGAGCAGATGTTGATGGAATAGCAAACCCTGTTGCGCCGCCTGCTGACCATTGTGTCGCATGAACTACTACACCGATGCCGCCAAACAATGTGGCGTCAAAACCAGTTCCAGTCATGCTGATAATATCAAAATCTCCACTTAATGCGTGAGTAATTGTAACAAACCCTGTTGTACCATCTACATCTGCTGTTACATTAACTAGACCTGCTAGATTAATAGCGGCCGCAAAGTTAGTGCCTGTTGTTACAGCGTTTGCGTTTAGGGCAAATGTAATTGTACTGCTGGTATTCCAAGCAGTTGAACCTTTGATGCTTTCTCTAATTACAAATGTAGCGTTACCTGTTCCTGTAAGGGCAGTAATTTGTTTTAGTGTTGTTGGACCAACGCTTGCTCTAGCAAATAATTTAAAATAACCAGATTGTGTTCCACCACCGGTTGTATTATACTGAACATATGACGCACCAACTGCTAGGTTTGTACCGCCACCTGTTGCGTCAAGTCCAGCTAGTGCTGATTTGCCGTCGGCAAATAATGGAGTATTTTGTTCTTCCCATGCCATAACATCGGAGTTATATTTTTTAAGAATCCAGTGAGCACCTAAGTTAGGTGTCGTTGTTTTGATCCATACGCTACCTGTTGGAGCATTTGTATCAGCTGTTTTCCACTGTGGAACATTAGTATGCGGGCTAATTTGTGTTAAAACGTTACCTACCCAAGAGTCATTCCATGCTTGTGTACCAATAATAGACCATGTGCCACCTGTTGATTTAAACCAGAATGTAATGTCTGTTGTTACAGCAACTACCGCATAATCTCCTGGCAAACCAATACTACTGCGTGGAGCAGGATATGTTGCGCCCATGTCTGCTATTTTTGTTTGATCAGTAATAACTACTGGAACTTTGTTGGCAAATGCTTGTGTAGTGGCATTCCATTCAAAAATACCAAAGTAGGTACTTGCTGTATCTAACCAATAGGTTCCATTATCTGGATTGCTAGTTGGAGCATCTGCTTTTGGATCTAGTTGGCCCAGGTCCACATCAGCACGAACTACATAGGCACGATTGCTTACACCTAAAAAGCTGTAGGCAGCTTGTAGTCCATATTCGTTTTGCTCGCCAGCATGTACTGGGTTGTTGTTTGCGTCAGTTTTAAATATTGGCGTACCAAATGTATCGCCAAGATCTTTTTGACTTGTAAGCAAGTATACTTCACCTGCTTTGGCAGCAGTAGTGCCAATTGCTGTTCCGGTGCTTGCGCTGTTCATTTTATTCTCAGCTGAGGCAACGATAATTAGGGGTACGGTTCCGGCAGCGGCTGGTGTATAAAAACTTTCGTCTATAACGCTAACGCTTACGCCTGGTGAACTTAATTGAGCCATTTGTTAATCTCCATGAATACTATTCCTAATTGTATTTAGTGTATTTTGGTGTTTCCTAGCTCAAATGGCACTATGAAAAGGTTCTAAAAAGGCTTAAATAATTATATGAGACCTTTATGTGACTGCGGACGAGGCCCTGTAGCCGTCAATTATTATAAACTAGGTAAACCGTTTTACCGTAGTCAGTGCGGACAGTGTTTACGCGGAGTAAAAACAGCACGGTGGCAACATGCGGGCTATAAAATGAAAAACACCTGCGATAAATGCGGATTTAAAAGCCCGCATAAAGAGGTGTTTAGTGTATTTCATGTCGACGGTGATTTGAACAATTGCCGCCCGACGAATTTAAAAACTGTCTGTTCTAACTGCGCTCGAGTCCTACATAAAGAGGGCGTTCGGTGGCGTCAAGGGGATCTGACACCAGACCTTTAACCTGAGCAAACAAGTCATCGATACTGCCATTATTATCAAAAACATGGTCAAAATTGGTGCCAACCCACGCAGTTTCGCTAGCATGGATTTTTAATGATTCTAATTTATTTTTACTTAATGACCAACTTGTATTACCATTTGGGCCATGATTAACACTGACTGCGGCATCGTACCATTCAGGTTCTTCTCCACGAACAACACGTATCACAATACCTCCAGCGTCCTTAATTGATTTGATTTCGTTGGGAAATCGGCAGTCACTGATAACAATGTCGTCTAGACTGTTACGTAGTTTGTTTTCTAAACTGGCAATCCACATGTCGTCGTGGAAACCATTGCGACATACTTCTGTGCCCCAGTACTGAAGAATCCACCGTGGAGTAAGATGCGGCATCGACAAGCGTTCAGCCCACCAAGTATCTACTTGTTCGCGCCATTCACGGGCTTGTTTTGTGCGACCTTCTAACATGGTCCTATCCCAGCCAAACACATTACTAACCGCATCTTTTAAGCTGTTGGCAAAACTTTCTCTACGAAAGCCGTGGAAGTTAGTAAGATAATCCGCAACTGTATCTTTGCCTGAACCGATGAAACCGCACACACCTATGATCATAGAGCCTCCTTATATTAGCTCTAGTATATAACAGTTTTATTACAAGGTCAAGAAATTTTTAGCCAATTATAAATGTCAACGGTGTGCCGCCTGGTACCATATCGATTATTTCTTTTTCTAGGGCTGTAATTTCTTCTTTGCCCGCTGCCAAAAGTGCTGTGCCATTTAACGTAATGGCGCTACCTGGCCCAGCTATACTTCCAAACTTACTACGTGCTTCTCCTAGCTGTAATTTACACACAGCCAGGGTATAATCATACAACCATTGTTTGGCATAGATATCTTGTAATAAAACAAAGTCTGGACGATAATTTTGTGTTCTTAATAATACTTGCTCACCTTGAGCAAATGGACGTTGTAGTATTGTCATAATATGATTGGTAGGATTGAATTTAAATTCAATGTAACTGCCAAACATTTTACCCACTAATTTTTGATATCCCGCAAACATTTCATAAGTTGCCAAGCCTCCCATCATGCTACCACTTAGCAAGTAAGTGTTAGTATAGGCCAAGTTAAAGGGCTCAAATAATGTACCACCTGCGCCAAGTCCGCTACGTGATCCAACACTACGACGAAATATACTTTGTACTGAAACAATCTCGTTAGGCAAGCGATAATCATTAGTATCTTGAATTAATTCAAGGAACATGTAACTTTCTTCAACAGCATTACTACTGCGTTGTCTGAACTTGGTGATTGCTCTATCCAGTGAGATTTCATAGTGCTTAGGATCTAGCTCTACTTCAATCATACCATCGCCCAGCATGGTTTTCACGTAGTCAAATACTGCGTTACGTTCTTTTAAACTGTCAGATTGTCCTGGATCTTGCGGGTAAATATCGGCCATATTAAGTTCTCCAAGTATATTTAGCTGGCGATAAATATCATTATGCCACGATTATCCTTATACAAACCCGAACGAGGGCAAGACTACAAGTTTATAGATCGTCAGATTTCTGAGATGTTTCAGGCTGGCGGTACTGATGTGTATCTACACAAATACATGGGTCCTAAAAATCCAGCAGAAGGTACTGCTGATCAGCCAATTTATAACGCTGTTAAAGAAACTAACATACAAGATCTTTTGTTTTTAGAAAACAGAGATCGCAAGTACGATGAGGAAATTTATCGTATTCGCGGGTTGTATAATGTTCAAAATATTGATTTCAACTTGAGCCAGTTTGGTTTATTTATCGATAACGATACGCTGTTTATGACAGTACATATCAACGATTTTATTCAATATATTGGACGTAAACCACTAAGCGGTGATGTTATAGAATTGCCACACTTGAGAGATCAGTTTGCGCTTAATGATTTTGACATCGGCCTTCCCCGCTACTATGTTATAGAAGATGTAGGGCGTGCCAGCGAAGGATTTAGTAGCACATGGTTTCCACACTTGTACAGATTAAAACTTAAAAAAATTACAGATGCTCAGCAGTTTGCTGATATTTTAGACAAGCCTGCTGTAGATGCCAATGGTGATCCTTCCAATCAAACATTGCGAGAACTATTGAGTACTCATAACAAAGAATTAGAAATAAATGATTCGGTGATAAGACAAGCTGAAGTTGACGCACCTAAGAGTGGTTATGAAACTAGACAATTTTATACACTAGCAGTTGATCCTAATACTGGAAAACCTGTATTAAATACAGCGGATACAGAAATGCTTGATGCTAGCAATATATCCAACGAGAATACATCTTCCAACAACGGGATACCTGTCCGCTCAGGTTATACTGGATATCTAGTAGGAGATGGTTTTCCAGCCAACGGTTACGATTTTGGCCATGGAATACAATTTCCAATACAGGCAGTCAAAGACGATTTCTTTTTGCGCACTGACTTCTTGCCTAATAGACTGTTCCGCTTTGATGGTACAAAATGGATTAAAGTTGAGGATGCGGTGCGCATGACAATGACCAATGACGATCAACGACAAACATTAAAAACTAGTTTTATCAACAATGATGAATTTATCTATAACGATTTAATTGTTAGCGATTATATTAATATTATTGCCGGTGCCTTTGTTATTAACACTAACATAGACTACACTACAGATAATTTAACAAAGGCAAATTTTGTAGCTTTGAAACTTGAACTTAAAGAATCTGGATATTTCACAGAAATTATTTCAAATCCTCCAAATCCTGCCTTGGATTATCCAAACATATTAAGCAACAATGCTGGTAAAATTAAAGTTACACTACCAATTATACAGGGAGTGCAACAGGCTATTCCAAAAACGGGATTGTGGCGAGTTAGTTTATGTGCTAATAGAGAACCAATACGTCAAAGTCTTAGCAAGGCACTTAAACCTAGGGCAGATTTATAATGCAACATTTTTACGATGGTCAAATTAGACGGTATCTTACGCAGACAATCCGCGTTCTAAGTAACTTTGTGGTCAAATACGGCGACGGTACACTGGTGCGTATTCCAGTTATGTACGGAGATGCCGATAGACAAGTTGCTAGTATTGTAAGAAACAATAGCGAAAATAAAATTAACAGCGTGCCTAGGATTAGTGTTTACATATCTGGGCTGGATATGGATAAAGAAAGATTAAGCGATTCTAGCTATGTTGGAAAAATGAATTTTCGAGAACGTAGTGTGGATGAAACAGGAACATATACGCAAGGTCAAGGACGTAACTATACCGTTGAAAGACTCATGCCTACTCCATTTAAGTTAACTATGAAGGT